AGCGGACGAGGTCCACGAACTACCGGACCGCTCGATTATCGAAATGCTGGAGCGCGGTTTCAAGTTCCGCCGCGATCCGCTGCTGTTCATGATTACCAATTCAGGGTCAAACCGAAATTCAGTCGCCTGGGAGGAACACGAACACGGGGTCCGTGTGGCTGCGGGCAATCCCGATGCGGTGCTGGACCCGACTTACCTCGGCCAAGTCATCGACGACACGACGTTCAGCTATGTCTGCGCGCTCGATGAGGACGACGATCCGCTGACTGATCCCAGTTGCTGGATCAAGGCTAACCCGCTCTTGGGCGTGACGATCACCGAGCAGTATCTCTCCGAAGTTGTGGCCCAGGCTAAAGCCATCCCGGGCCAATTGAACGGGATCTTGCGGCTTCACTTTTGCATCTGGACCGATGCCGAAACCGCCTGGATGGCGCGTTCGACGCTGGAACCATTGCTGGCCGAGTTCGATCCTAAAGGGGGACAACCAGTCTGGCTTGGATTGGACCTCAGCCAGAACCGGGATTTGACTGCACTGGCCGGCGTCCAGCGCAATGGCGAAAAGGATGGCAAGCCGTGTTTTGATGCTTGGGTCGAGGTCTGGACGCCGAGCGATACGCTGTCGGCGCGGGTGCTGCGCGACAAGCAGCCCTATGACTTATGGGTCGCTGGCGGATTTCTGAATGCGCCCCAAGGCGAGAACATCAGCTTGCGGCAAGTGGCGCAGGCGCTGGCTGAACTGGACAGCGATTACCGCGTCGAGACCGTGGCCTACGACCGTTATGCGTTTCGCCGATTTGAAGAGGAAGTCTGTGACCTTGGCCTATCGGTCAATTTTGTCGAACACCCACAAGGCGGTACAAAACGCGGTAAACCAAAGGACGGGATGAGCGAAGGACTATGGATGCCAGGCTCACTGCGGCATCTAGAAGAACTGATCCTTGAAGGTCGGATCCGCCTCAAGCGCAATCCGGTGCTGATATCGGCAATGATGTCAGCAGTCACTGAGACCGATCGCTGGGACAACAAGTGGCTTTCCAAGCAGCGGGCCATCAACAAGATCGACGCAGCTGTGGCGCTGTGTATGGCAGTGGGGGCAGCAATGGCAGGCGACACCTCCGGCTCGATCGATGACTGGCTAAAGAGCCTGCACGCATGAACCTATTTCAAAAGGCGCTCGGATACGTCGCCCGCTCGATAGGGCTTACCGATCCGCGCCTTACCCAGGCAGTCGGTGGCCGCATGACTACTACTGGCGAAGTGGTATCCACCGCCTCGGTGTTGGGCCTCGCTTCAGCTTGGGCCTGCGTCAACCTGCTTGCCGGCACGATCGCTTCGCTACCGCTCATGGTCTACCGAACCCGGGGCGGCGCGAGGGTGGTTGCAACCGATCATCCGCTGTACATGATTTTACATAACAGCCCGAACGCTGATCAGACCGCGGTCGACTTTTGGGAGTTCATTTGTGCTTGTATCGAACTTGGCGGTAACGCCTATGCCGAGATCATAAGGTCCAGCGATGGCCGAGTGATAGCGCTCAGTGTGCCCATCGCTCCGGAAATAATGACTGTTCGCCGCCTGCGTGACGGCAGTCTGCAGTATGAATGGTCTGACAACGGTATCCGTTTGGTCGCTGCCCAGGAAAATATGCTTCACATCCGCGGATTTGGCGGCAATCCGCTGGGCGGGCTCTCGACATTGTCGTTTGGCCGCCAAACCTTTGGGTTGGCCCAAGCCATTGAACGCGCCTCAGGCGATACGTTCCGAAACGGAGTCCGGCCTTCGGGCCTCCTGAAGACGGCAGACACGCTGACACTCGATCAGCGCAAACAAGCCGAGGAACTGCTGCAGGAGAAGTTTGCAGGCGCCATCAATGCCGGGCGGCCCATGCTGCTCGACCGAGGCATGGACTGGGTTCAGCTTTCGATTAGCCCGGAAGATGCGCAGATGCTGCAGAGCCGCGCCTTTTCGGTTGAGGAGGTCTGCCGGTTTTTTGGCGTGCCGCCGTTCATGGTTGGCCACACTGAGAAAACCACCAGCTGGGGTACAGGCCTTGAACAGCAGACATTGGGGTTCCAGAAGTTCACGCTTCGCCGGCGCCTCAAACGCATCGAGCAGGCGCTTGCTAAACAGCTTCTATCGCCTGCAGACCGTCAGGCCGGGATCGTTATCGAGTTTAACCTAGAAGGCTTGCTGCGCGGCGATAGCGGCGCGCGCGCTTCCTTCTACCAGCAAATGCTAAGCAACGGCGTGATGACTATCAATGAGGTGCGCGCGCTTGAAAACCTTGCACCTGTCGAAGGCGGCGAGGTGCCGCGGATGCAAATGCAAAATGTTCCCATCAACCAGATCAGCCCTGGATTGGGGCAATCTGGCACGTCTGCTGGTCTACCTGTGCCTGATAATGGAGTTACTGCATGAACCACCTGGATTTCATCTTAGATACAAAGGCCGTTACTGACGATGGCCTGATCGAGGGGATCGCCGCAGGCTATGGAAATATAGATGCTGGCGGCGATGTTATTGTTCCAGGGGCTCTAAACCGATCGCTTAAAGGCCGTAAGTCAGTTCCCATGCTGATGTTCCACGACCAAACGCGTCCGGCAGGTGTGTGGACTGAATTTGCAGAGAGCCGCGAGGGACTGATCGTCAAAGGCCAGCTTTCGCTATCATCTCAATCTGGCCAAGAGGCTCATGGGTTGGTCCGTGATGGCGCGATTGGCGGGCTATCCATTGGTTATAGGACTATCCGCGAGCAATTGGTGGGCAAGACCCGGCAACTGCTCGAACTTTCACTTTATGAAGTGAGCCTGGTTACCATACCAATGAACGAGCGGGCGGTCATAACCAGTGTAAAATCGATCCTCGAAGATGGCCGCCTGCCAACGCTTCGTGAATTTGAGCACTTCCTGCGTGAGGCAGGGTTCTCGAAAAGTCAGGCCACCGCAATTGCGGGTAAAGGTCTGGTGCCGCTGTTCCGGAGCGAGTCTGGCAGCAACTCCTCCGACTTTCTGTCGGCCTTGATGGCGCAAATACGCGCCTGACCAATATCCCACGACTAAGGACTATTATATGAGCGATCAAAAAACGGCCGAGCAGCTTGCCGGCGAAGTCAAAGGCGTGCTTGATGCCCGCTACCATGAATTTCAAGCCAGTCTTGATGGCAAACAGGCAGAGTTGCGCTGTATGCTCGACACGCAGCATGACGAGATCAAATCTGATCTTGATAGCAAACACGACAAGGTAAAGGCCTTGGCCGAAGAGGCGCTGGGCAAAGCACAGCGCGGCGAAGATTTATCTGTGGCCACAAAGCAGCTAGCAGATGAGGCACTGACCGCGCTTAACAATGCTAAAGCCCGCCTTGACGAGGTCGAGCAAAAGCTTGCCCGCAGGGTAGCCGAAGATACCGCCCCTCAATTCAAGACCATCGGCGAACAGGTTGTAGCAGATGACGCGATTAAGGCATTTTTGGGCAATAGCACAGTGCGGGGCCGCGCCAGTGTAGAGGTAAAGGCTATCATCTCGGCGCTTACCACTGACGCTAATGGCTCGGCGGGCGACCTTATCGTGGCCGACCGTCTGCCTGGCATACTAATACCAGGCCAGCGTCGTCTGACCGTGCGCGACCTGCTGACGCCAGGGCGGACTGCTAGCAATTCAGTGCAGTATGTTAAGGAGACCGGCTATGCCAATGCGGCAGCTTCGCTTTCGGAGACCGCAGGTACAACCAAACCGCAGTCAGACATCAAGTTTGATGTACTGACCAGTAACGTCACGACGATCGCGCACTGGGTTTTGGCGACACGCCAGATCCTTGACGACGTGCCGATGCTTCAATCCTACATCGACGGACGGCTTCGTTACGGATTGGCGCTTGTTGAAGAAAACCAGCTGCTAAACGGCAGCGGAACAGGCACGGACCTTGCCGGCATTTACACGCAGGCAACAGCCTTTACGCCGCCGATTACGATCCCTGCAACGGTGACCCGGATTGATGTGCTGCGGCTTGCTATGTTGCAGACAGCGCTCTCAGAACTGATGTCAACTGGCGTGGTGCTCCATCCTGCAGATTGGGCAGCCATCGAACTGCTTAAAGATAGCCAGGGCAGGTTTATTGTTGGCAACCCGCAAGGC